CGGCGGCGTTGCCTCAAGTCGATCAGAGAAGCCATGGAACTCCAGATGACATAGCACTGGAATGCTATCAACTAGCCGACGCAATGCTCAAAGCGAGGGAGGCGAAATGAGCAACCATCTTGGTGACACCAACAAAATGGTCAAACCGGAAACCTACATGACCATACACGCCAAACCGGAAACCTATATGATCATACACTCGGACGGTAGGATTACGGTCAGCGACAAACTCAAGCCAGACGAAACAGCGGCTTTCGTTCTTGAGTGCATGAAGACTCAATTCCTTGGCGACGCGCAGGCCACGAAGATCCGCGAGCTTCAAGACCGCATCAAGCGGCTGGAGGAGGCGGGGGATGCGATGCTGAACGCATGGTTGATGCCAGAAGACTCCATGGAGTATTGCGACTGGATTGCGTTGAGCGCAGACGCAAAAGCAAAGTGGTTCAAAGCCAAGGAGGCCAAGCCGTGAATCTCAACGAATCCCAGCAAAAGTTCATCATGGATAGGCTTGCATCCGTATGGAAGGGGAAGCGCGAATGCCCGATCTGCAACCCCAGCACCGCTTGGTGTATTGGAACCATCGTTGAGGTCCGAGAGTTCAACGAAGGCAATCACTGTCCAGGTGCAGCCATCACACCCCTGATACAAGTCGAGTGCAACAACTGCGGCCACACCGTGCTGTTCAACGCCATTGCATTGGGCGTAGTTGATCAAGACACCGGCAAGGTGAAGGAGGCCAAGCCATGAGCGAGAAACACACGATGCCGTCGCAAGTCTGCAAGCTGGAGCAAGAGGTGCAGGCGTTGAAGAACCAGATCCAAACATTGTCGTGGGACTTGGAGGCCAGCCGCGCCATTTGCAGCCGGAAGAACGAACGCATCCGGCATTTGATCCGGCTGGGACTGGAGACGTCGCAGTACGCACAGCCCAAGCACCGGGAACTGTGGGAGCAGGAGGAGGAGCTGTGAGCCGCGAACAACTGCCCTACATGAGCGACGAGCAGTTCAACCGAGTCGCATTCATCTACCGCAGCAAGAAGGGTTGCATCAAAGTGGCCAACCTGCTGGAGGCCAAGGACTACGACAAAAACCCCGAATGGGAACACCTAGCAACGCTCGATGCGCACCGCTGGATTGAGTGCTTGCTGAACAACACGCAGAAAGAGCAGAACAAACAGATCAAGACGATTTCGAAATGAAGAAAAAGAAACCAACCGTCGTGTCCATCGACAAGGCGCTCCACGCGTGCGCCAAGGCCTACTGCGAGCGCCACGGGCTCAAGATGGGTCATTTTGCCTCCGAGGCAATCAAACGCGCCCTTGAGGCCAAGGAGGCCGTCAAATGACTCCCACGTTGACCAAGGAGCAGATCGCCCGGCTGCTGGGCCCACCCAAGGCCGTCCAGGACAAACCCAAGGGCGCGTCAAGGCCACCCATGTCGGACGCCGAGAAGTCGGAGATCCGCAAGGCCTACAGAAAGACCACAACCTACACCATGCGCGAGCTGTCAAAGAAGTTTGGCAGATCAGTCGGAGCTGTTTGGAAAGCGATTCATTCTGACGGTTTAGTGCGGTAAACTTTACATTTATGGCAAAACAACTCGTTTATCAGAGGCGGTTCAAACCATTTGAGGTCGTCGGTTTCATCAGTAAATGCAAGATCGTGCTGGAAGGCATGGCCATTGACGGCGTTGTGTTTCATCACAACTCCACGGTGATCGTCATGCGCGAGACCAGTTTCCATGATTTTTTCAAGGAGGTTGACAAACCCATCGACCACGACTAGGAATTGACCGTTGCCGCAAGGTGACACGGGATTCGCACCCCGCATTGCAGGATGAAACCACAGAACCTCCAAACCAGCCGCTTCCGAGGGCTTTCCATGTCGCAACGTCATGGTCCTGCGCCCGTGCGAATCGGGGGCGGTTGGTTTGGGGATTCAAGGACCCCATGAGAATCAGATCCATCAAACCCGAGTTCTGGGAATCGGAGAGTCTTGGAAGAGTCTCCCGAGAAGCTCGACTTCTCTTCATCGGACTCTTTTCCTGCTGCGATGATGTCGGGAGGGCTCGCGCATCCTCGCGACTCCTCGCGAGCCGTCTCTTCCCCTACGATGACGACGCATTCAAGAAGATCCCGGCATGGATGTCAGAACTGCAACGCGAGGGATGCATTCGCATTTACCAAGTCGATGGTGAAAGCTACCTGGACATCCCGAAATGGCTGAATCACCAGAAAATCGACAAGCCTTCCGCATCAAAACTGCCACCATTCGAAACGATTCGCGAGGATTCGCGACTATTCGAGAAAAATAGCCTTGGAACAGGGAATGGGAATGGGAATGGGAATGGGAATGGGAACAGGGAATTGGAACAGGGAACAGGGAACAGGGAAGGCGAAGGCGCTGTCGCGCCCCGCTCTCGATTCGTTCCTCCGACTCGGGAGGAGCTGGACCTTGAAGCCGCCAAGATTGGCTTGCCTGCCATCGAGGTGGACAAGTTCGTCCACTACTACGGCGCGAACGGCTGGCGCGTCGGAAAGAGCCCGATGAAGTCGTGGACCCACGCCCTAGCCGGTTGGTCCGCCAGATTCCGCGAAAGATCCACAACCACGCAATCAAATGACCCCATCGCTAGACGCAACGCTCTCCTCGGTGATGACGTCGCTGAACAACAAGCCGAAGCCTTCAGAATCTCCCGAGCAAAAGACGAAGCCGCCCTCCGACGATTCGAGGCCACTGGACTCACGCCTTTCGACTAAGTGCTGCCCAGACTTCCGGGCGAAGGTCCTCCGCATGGACGAGACGGTCCCGGGCGCCTCTAGGTTGGCCAAGTTCACGGAGGCATGGATCAAGGCCGCCGCCCAAGACAAACGCGACCGCGGGACGTGGATGGTTCTTGCGGGTCCTCCAGGAGTGGGCAAGACCCACGCACTGAAGGCAGCCCGGAGGTTCCTGCAAAACCACTCGGTGGATCTTTGGCACGAATGCTACTGGCGCAACCCGCCAAGCATTCTCTGGGCTACCTGGTCCCGGGTGGTTGCCCTCGACAAGGACGAGTGGGAGGACTGGCTTTACGACCTGCGACGAGCAAGCATCGTCATCCTCGACGACGTCGGCGCTGAGGTAGACAAATACAAGACAGGCGAGCCCGCCGAGCGCCTACGTGTCGCGCTCGACATCGCCGAGCATCGGTGGATGCTCATGTCCACCAACCTGATGCCAGACCAATGGGCCACCGCGTTTGACCGTCGGGTTCACAGCCGCCTTCAGCCGGCCGTGGTCCTTGACATGACCGGATTCCAAGACTTCAGACCGACCAGAAAACCAGAACAGAACACATGATAATCGCAAAGATCGACGTGACCAAGCTGGACAAGACCAAGTTCCACAAGGGCCAAAAGGGCATCTATGCCGACCTCGTCCTAATCCCCAACAAGGACGGCACGGACCAGTACGGGAACGATGGATTCGTAAGCCAGGGCGTGAGCAAAGAAGCACGCGAGGCCGGAAAGAAAGGGGCCATCGTCGGGAACTACAAAAAGATCAACAACGGTGGCAAGGACAAGCCTGCTCCACCCAAGGCCAAGCCACAAACGAATGCGGCAGACGAGGATGACGTCCCGTTTTGATCTTGAACTACACCAAGGCCAAGGCACTGCAAATGATAGACCACGCTGATCTGGTCCGCCTCGCCGTCCGCCGAGGGTGGATGTCATACCCACAAGGAACAGAGACCGACAAGCACGGGTGCTTGAAGATCCAAAAAGAGAAGCCAGACATCGAATACAGAAAACCACGGCACACAATCGAGACAGCCCGCATTGCCTACAAACTCAGGAACGATGGGTTGCAACTGATAGAAATATCCAAACGCCTATGTGTCCCAATGGGATCATTGCACTATTTGATATCAAAAGGACATGAGGATTATCTAATAACACAAAGGGCAATCAGCAAAGGCATCATTGTCAAATCAAACAGGTTAGAAGGCTCCCAGCACAGGTCCAATAACAGGTGAACGCGAAACCCCTATCACCGCGCGCGACTGAATCTTTCTGGAGGAACTGAACACGGCCCACCACCCATGACACAACGCGACTATTGCCGGCACGCCGGCCTAAGCCCCGCGCGAGTTTCCCAGCTCGTGAAGGCCGGAATGCCGCTGACCTCGCCCGAGGAGGCCGACCGGTGGCGTGGGATGTCGTCGAAAGGCAGGGTGGCATCGACACCCACACCAGCACCGCAGCCCGGGCCCTACCGTCCACCGGAAGCCGAGGCACCCACAGACCCGGCAGCGGTCACCGCGGACACGCCTTCGGGGGCCTACGAGCGCCAGCGGCAGATTGAGCGGGCAGCCTACGCTCTTGCCGTCCGGGCGCTGAAAGCCTCCCAGCCCGATGCCGGCCGCCTTGTTTCGATCCACGCCCAAGCTGCCCGCAACCTGACCCAGGCCCGGGACGAGGTGTTGACCCTCTCCGAGCGAGAACGGACCTTGGTCTCTGGCGACTGGGTGCGGAAGGTGATGACTGACCATGACGGCGCGGTCTCGACGCTCTTGAAGGCCATGCCGAAACAACTCGCAGGGCGGATCGCCCCACATGACCCGGAACACGCCGAGCGGGAACTCGAACGGTGGGTGCAGGAGGTAGCGCTTGCCACCCTTTACCAGACTGACCCATGGAAATGAGATACAAGCTCCACCTGGGCGACTGCCTAGAGGTTCTGGACATGTTGCCTGATAACTCGGTCGACAGCATCGTCACCGACCCGCCGTATGGCCTGTCATTCATGGGCAAAAAATGGGACTACGATGTCCCGAGCGTGGCCGTATGGGAGCAATGTCTCCGGGTGCTGAAGCCCGGGGGGCACCTTCTGGCGTTCGCCGGTACCAGGACGCAACACCGAATGGCGTGCAGGATCGAGGATGCCGGCTTCGAGATTCGAGACATGATCGCTTGGGTGTATGGGTCGGGCTTTCCAAAGTCGCACAATCTTGAAGGCGACAACAAAGGCTGGGGCACCGCCCTGAAGCCCGCCCTAGAGCCGATCACCATGGCCCGCAAGCCGCTGACCGGCACCGTGGCCGGGAACGTGTTGGAGCATGGCACGGGGGCGCTGAATGTGGATGGGTGCAGAATCGGCGGCGAGCCATCACCGAGCGTTAGGAGAAGAGATGGCGGGGCACCCAATATGAGCGCAAGCATGTACCGGTCAGAAGCGCACAAACATGATTTATCGCGCTATGAAGAACAGAGACCGGGAGAAATGTTAGGCCGCTGGCCCGCCAACCTGATCCACGATGGCAGCGAGGAGGTGGTGGGGCTGCTAAACGACGCCGCCCGCTTCTTCTACTGCGCGAAGGCGAGCGCGAAAGACCGCGATGAAGGCGTGGCAGGCGTGGCAGGCGTGGGCGCGTTGCGCGATAACGGTAGGCAATCGCGCCCGAGGAAAAACACTCACCCCACCGTCAAGCCCACCGACCTGATGCGCTACCTCTGCAGACTTGTTACCCCACCGGGCGGCACGGTGCTTGACCCGTTTATGGGCAGCGGCAGCACTGGTAAGGCTGCGGGTATTGAAGGATTTGGGTTTATTGGAATTGAGCGAGACCCGGAATACCACAAGATCGCACACGCCAGAATATCGAACCAACACGAAGGACGCCTCCTGTGAGCTTGACGGACCTCCAACGCAGTCTCCTGGAGTTCCGCCGCGGGCTCTACCGCCCGACGCCGCGGCAGACCGTCGTCGAGTGGTCTGAGGCCAACCTCCGCCTTACCGCCCGGCAGACCGAGCACCCGGGCCCGTTCAGCACGTCGGTCCGCCCATACACCCGGGAGCCGATGGAAGCATGGAAAGATCCATCGGTCTCCGAGGTGACGCTGTGCTGGGGATCCCAGACGTCCAAGACCACCACGCTGATGGCTGGTCTATCATGGCTGATCGCCAACGAGCCGAGCCCGGCCCTGTGGCTGATGCCGACAGAAAACCTTGCCCGCTCCTTCTCCAAGAGCCGATGGCTACCAATGCTCGAGGACAGCCCGGCCATGCTGGAGTGCTTCCCGGCCGAAGCGGACAAGATCACCAACCTCGAGCAGAACTTCACCCGTTCAACGCTCACCTTCGTCGGATCCAACTCGCCGGCCAATCTGGCGAGCCGCCCGGTGCGGGTGCTGATCGCCGACGAGGTGGACAAGTTCGCCGAGGCCACAGCCAAGGAAGCCGATGCGCTCGACCTGGCCGAGCAGCGTCTCAAATCGTTCTCATCGTCGAAAGCGTTTATGACCTCGACGCCCACCGTGGTCGAAGGGCGCATCTGGCAGCGGTTCCTCCGTGGCGACCAACGGCGGTTTTACATCCCATGCCCGCACTGCCGGGAGCCCATCAAGCTGGAGTGGCGACAGGTCACCTGGGAGGATCACAAGACCGAGGACGGAAAGCACGACCTAGCCAAGGTCCGCGCATCGGCCCATTACGTCTGCCAGCTTTGCCAAGGGAAGATCACCGACGCCCAGAAGGTCGCCGCGCTGCGTCACGGGCGCTGGATGCCCGAGAACACCGCCGCGCTCCCGGGTGTCCGATCCTACCACCTGTCGAGCCTGTACTCGCCCGACCGGAAATGCACTTGGGGGCATCTGGCTGTCGCTTTCCTCGAGGCCAAGGCGTCCATGGCTGGGCTGCAAGGCTTCATCAACGGCAACTTGGCCGAGCCGTGGGAGCAACAAGACGTTCGCCAGGAGCGCCCGGAGACATCGGCCGAGGTCAACCTCGAGGGTGGCCGCCGGTATCTGACCGCCGACGTCCAGGCCGTGGCGCCGTTCCTGTGGTGGGTGTGCCGTGAATGGAAGGACGGCAACAGCGTGCTGGTCGCTGCCGGGTACGCCGACGACTTCGCCGCGCTCCGACGGGTGCAAATAGCGCTGGAGGTCCACGACATGGACGTGGGCATCGACTCCGGGTTCAATACTCAGGCCGTCTACGATGCCTGCGGCGCATACTCGACGGTGACACCGAACTCAATCACCTACCCATGCGGCCTACGGTATCCGCCCGAGGGTGGACTGCGGAAGCCTGCGCTGGTTGGGTGGCTGCCGCTCAAGGGGCGCGAGACAGGGGCCAGGTTCACCGCAAAGACTGGCGCGGTTCATCCGTTTGGACTCTCCACGTCATCCTCGATGCGGACTGACGTGGTGCAGCCTCTCCTCGTTTTCGACACCGAGCACCTGCGCGATATGCTCTCCCGGCTTCGGAAGGGCGACATCGACCGCGAGTGGGGCGTTGGCATTCCGCCGGTGCTCGAGGTCCAGGGTGCCTATCTGGCCGACCAGGATCTTTACTGGCGGCATCTGGACAGCCACCAACTCCGACCGGTGGCCAACCGTGCCGGGCGCATCAAACACGTCTGGACGAAGCGCAATCAGAAGTGGCCAGACCATCTCCACGACTGCGAAATCATGCAGCTTGCCATGGTGATGCTCTGGAACGACTTGAAGACAGCGGAAGATGCTAACCATTGAACCGAAGGCGTCCCGCCGTATTTTGGCGCGGACGTGTTCTCGTTCAACGTAGCCATCAAGCGGGCGCATCTTCGTTCCGTCTTTTCGACGCTGGGCGAGTCGTCGCTGTTGGTCGCACTGACCGCCAAGGTCATCGCCGCGGCAAACGGCATCGAATCCGGGCAGATCGTCCGCTCCACGTCATCCTCGGATGTCTCCGTCGAGTTTGCTGAGCCCGGCAAAGGTGCCCCGGCGCCCGCGGACATGGTGGAGATGTGGGAAAGCCTGATCGCCGACTACGAGCTTGCAGTCCAGCTCCTGAGTGACGACGGCATCGCGTCACCGACCGACACCCAGATCTTCAACAAGATGCTGTCCAACGTCTTGGTCTCTACGACCCGGTACGGTGGCGATTTCACTTGGATGCGCCGCGAGCCGCTCATCCGTACCGGAATGACCTGATGGGATTCATCCAGAACATCATCAACCGTTTCCGGGCGGCACCGGAGAACCGTTACGAGGGGGCGAACAACTCCATCCGCCGCTCGTACCTCGACACGTCCTACACGTCGGCCCGCTTCGACGTCACCGCATCGACCCGGCAACAGATCGTCCGAAAAAGCCGGTTCTTCGAGCAAAACAACGCGGTGATGAACCGCCTTGGTGACCTGTTCGAGTCCTACACGGTCGGCAGCAACTTTTCGGTGCAGCCCGCATCCTCAGATCCCGAGTGGAACCTGCGGGCCAAAAAGTGGTGGGACATCTGGAGCCGATACCCGGATATCGGATCCCGGCAGTCGTTTGGGACTCTCATGTCGCTGGCCGCCCGCGGGTGGTTCTTCGACGGTGAGTCGTTCATCCTGCTGACCAAGGGCGAGACCGGGCGGCCGAGGCTGCAACTGATTGAGCCGCAGCAGATCGCCACACCCAACGGCCAAGAGTCGAAAGCGGACATCTTCGACGGTGTGCGGTTCGACACTCGCACCGGACGTGCCGTTGCTTACTTCGTTGGCCAAGAGCAAAAGCAGGGCGAGCTTTCCGACGTCCGGTCGCTGCCGTCCGATTCCATCGTCCACATCTTCGAGCCGCAGCGTGCCGGCCAGCTCCGCGGTTTGCCGTTCGTCGCCTGCGTCATCAACGATCTCCACGACCTAGACGACCTGCAGCGTCTGGAAATGGACTCCTGCAAGCTGGCCTCGAGCGTGGCGCAGGTCGTCAAGACCAGCACCGGCGAAGTCCAGGCAACGAGCCTGCGTTCTGGCGGCACCGGCCCCCAAGGCAGCGCACAGTCCTACTACGAGAACATTTTCGGGTCGGCCGTGAAGGTGATGAAGCACGGCGACGATTTCCAGCAGTTCATGTCCGACCGGCCGTCGGTCAATATGCGCGAGTACTGGCGGCAACTGACCGAGAAAGTCTGCGCCGGCATCGGCATCCCCTACGTCTTGGTATTCCCCGAGTCGATGCAGGGCACGGTCTACCGTGGGGCGCTTGATATGTCGTCGGTCTGGTTCCGAAGTCGACACCAGGTCATGGCGTCTGCCGCACGTCGCATCTGGGAATACGTCATGGAATACGCCATCCGGGTGGATCCGACGCTCCAGAATGCACCGGATGACTGGTACGAGGTGGCAATCCAAGCGCCCAGGGCCCCCAACGTGGATGTTGGCCGCAACTCTGCCGCGCAACTGGCCGAGCTTGGCAGCGGCGTGACCACGTTTGACGAAATCTACGGAGCCCGCGGCATCGACTGGCGGTCGGCCCTCGAATCCAAGGCGCAGCAGGCCAAGCACATCCGCGACTTGGCCATCAAGTACGGCATCGACGTCTCCGAAATCAGCACGACGCAGAAGGTCCAGATCGCGCCCGAACCGTTCGACGACGTGGCCGAGGACTCCGAGGGGGACCGATCCGAAAACGACAACGGCGACAACAACGGCAACGGATCCCAGCGCACTAACGGAAACGTCCTAGCCGTTGCACCTGCAAAAAACCGTGGGAAAAGGAGGAAGAAGAAATGACCAAGGTCAACAACTGGCTGAGCTACAGCCCGAGGGCCGCCGCAACCGAGCCGGCGACCATCCAGATCTTCGACCAGATCGGCGAAGACTGGTTCTCCAACTCCGGGGTCACCGCGAAATCGTTCGCTGACACGCTCCAAGCCGTCGGGCCTGGACCGCTGAATGTCGAAATCAACAGTCCCGGCGGCAACGTCTGGGATGGTCTGGCCATCTACAATATGCTGCGCGGTCGGCAGGCATCGGTCACCACCAAGGTGGTCGGTGTCGCCGCTTCCATCGCTTCAATCATCGCCCTCGCCGGTGACGAAGTGGAAATCGCCGACGCGGCGCTGATGATGATTCACGACCCGTCGGGTCTGGCCGCCGGCACTTCCGACGATATGCGGAAGATGGCCGACGCTCTCGACCAGCACGCCGCGATCTTGAGCGGTGTCTACGAGAAAAAGACCGGCAAAACCGCGACCGCGATCCGAGCCGCAATGAAGGCCGAGACGTGGTTCACGTCCGCCGAGGCCATCGACTTCGGTCTGGCCGATTCTATCTGCGAGAAGCAGCCGGCCATGCAGGCCAACGCCGCCCGCGCATGGGTGACCGCTGCGCTCAACAAGATTTCGTCCGGCGGCACTCCCGCTGCCGGCGATGGCGCGAAGACCGCGCCGACATCACAGACACCACACAACATGGAAACCAAGACCCCCGATCCCGTGGTGCCGGCCGCTCCCACCGCGCCGGCTCCTGCCGCCCCCACCGCGCTCGACGCTTCGGCCATTGAGGCCATCGTCGCCAAGGCCGTCGCGAACGCGATTGCCGCGAAGGCCCCCGCTGCCGCCCCGGCTCCCGAGCCGATCACCCCGCGCATCGAAAACCTCGGCAACCCGCTGCTGGAGAAGCACAAGACCTTCAAGGCCGGTGCCGACCGCCGCAAGTGGCTGATCGAAAACCACTCCGAGCTTCTGCGGCAGAACCAGATCCACGCCCCGCAGAACACCAACACCTTCACCAGCACCCTGGTGGTGGATTACCTGGCTGATGCGGTCATCACCGTGGCTGCCACCCGCCTGGCGCTCCTGGACGGCTTCACCCGCAACGTGGGCCTCGACAACCTCCGCCCGCGGGCCACCGTCCGCGTGAAGCGGTACACCACCGGCTCGGCCGCGCAGACCAACGCGACCAACTTCGAGACCAACGACGACAGCACCTTGGCCGCCACCACGGTGACCGTGAACCAGATCTCGAAGATCTTCAGCATCCAGAACGCCGAGCTGAATCAGGGCTTTCAGCTCGCGGATCTCGCCCAGGGTTCCGCCGACCTGTTTGCCTACGGCATCTCCGATGTCGTCACCGGCCTGATGGTTTCGGCCAACTACGACAGCCCGACCACCATCGGCACCGCTGCCAACTTCGACACGTCGGACCTCCCGGCGATTCTGGCGCTGGCCAAGAACTACCGGAGCAAGAACCTCGTGCTGGACGGTGGCCACATCGCCCGGCTGATGTTCTCGTCGGCCGCCAACACGTTCCCTGACGGCCGCCTCGCCGCTCTGGCCAACGGCCGCTTCGGGTTCGACCTGATCGCCGAAAACAACCGCTGGACCGGTGGCATCGCCAACCTGGCCGGGTTCGTCTGCGGCCCGGACGCCATCGCCATCGCCGCCGGTCTCCCGGTCGGCATGATCGCCGGCGAGTTCCTCGAGCAGCGCACGGTGACCACCAACAACGGCCTCTCCTGCCTGCTGTCGGTCTGGTACAGCCGGGCCTCGCGGTCGCACTTCGCCAGCTACGACATCATGTTTGGTGCCGGCGTGGGCGACGCCACCCAGGGCGAGCTTCTCATCACCGCCTAAGTCTGACCCATGCGACTCGCTACCACCATCGCCGTGGACAAGAACGGGAAATCCAAACTCGTTTCTGGTCCCGAAATTGACGCGACTCTCCAACGCGACAATTTCAACACCGCGACCGTCCCCGAGGGAGGCAAGCTCATCCTGTGGATACAGGGAGCCTTAGCACCGAAAGTCCGCAAAGGATAGTTCCAACCCTGGGGGCCTTGGTAATACGGCCAAGGCCCCCTTCCGAATCCCAGAACCATGGCCCTACAAGCTGACATCTCGACCGAGTACTCCATGGGGAGGCACGGCAGTTTCATCACGTCGTCAACCTCGACCCAGACGGGAGCCTACGCCGCCATCGAATGTGTGACACCGACCGTGTTTGTGTCGGTGACCGGCGAGAATATGAGCGGGTACAATTCCGCAACCACCTTCCCGGCCGGCTTCCAGATCCGCGGCATCATCTCCGCGTTCCAGCTCGCGTCTGGCACCGTCCAAGTGACCCTCGGACGCTCCTGATATGCGCTCGGCTCTCGGCATCGGAATCAATCGGGAAAGGCTGTCTGGCGACAGCACGACCGACCTTCCCGTCCTGCGCCGAGACCTGCTTCAGGAGGACAACTTTTTTGTTCTGCAGGAAGACGCCAGCAAGATCGTTTTCACCTTTGGAACCGCAGACCATCTCGACCTGGAGAACAACGATTTCCTGCTCCAAGAGGACAGCTTCAAACTTCAAATCCAATCCAACTGACCCATGCCTGACACCAAGATTACAGCCCTGACGGCGATCACGACCGTCGATCCCGCGGTGGATGTCCTGCCCATTGTCGATGTCTCCGACACGACCATGGCGGCGAGCGGCACCACGAAGAAGATCACCAGCAACCAGATCCTCGGGGCGGGTGGTACGGCCACCCTCGCCTCCGCCACCATCACCGGCGATCTGACGGTGGATACCAGCACCCTGAAGGTGGATTCGGCGAACAATCGGGTGGGTATTGGGACGGCGAGTCCGACGGATTCATTGCACGTTTACGGTTCTGGAAATGCACTCATTGAAGGAACTGCTGGCTTGTATGCTCGAACAAACTACAAGGTTGGAGCAAAAACGTGGCAGGTTGGCTATCGCTCTGGAACGACTCAGTTTGAAATTCAGGAGGATTTAGTTGAGCGTTACACCATCGGAAACGGTGGCACTCCGCATACTTGGTACATCGGAGCATCCACCGCCATGACCCTCAACTCCACGGGGCTGGGCGTGGGTGGAAGTCCGCAGGCAAAGATTCACGCGATTGATTCTAGCGGTGTCTGCGCGTTGTTTAGCCGAGCTGCTGCGCCTGCCGCTCCTTTAGCCGCTGTCACCATTCAAGCCCCCGTCTCAAGCGGGTTCAGTTCAAACCCAGTTTTCAACTTCTGGTTTCAGAACGCTGGCATTTCAAACCCCGCAAGCGAGTGTCTTGCAATTCGGACAAGCAGTGCCGACCGGATGTATTTCGATGCCGCTGGAAACGTCATCTCCAACGTAACCGGAACCGCTCCAACTCTGGCAGCCAACAGCCAAATGGTCTTTAACCTGACCAGCAACACCAACCTTCGCATCTCGGTTCGCGGCACTGACGGCACAACCCGTGTCGCCAACATTACCCTCGCCTAACCAATCCCATGACCACCCTCTCTTGGATCATCGAACGCCTTCTCGTCAAGCCGACCGACGGCACCAAAACCGATGTCGTAATCACCGCCGACTGGCGTTGCAACGGCACCGTTCAATCGCCCACTGAAGCCTACAGCGGCACCTGCTACGGCACCTGCTCATTCGCTCCGCCGAGTGGCAGCTTCACGCCTTACGACCAGTTGACCGAAGCGCAGGTGCTAGACTGGTGCTTCGCAAACGGAGTCAACAAGTCGGCCATCGAAGCGAACGTCGCCGCGCAGATCCAGAACCAGATCAACCCGCCGGTTGTGAGTTTGCCGCTGCCGTGGGTGCCGCATGTTGACGTGGTTGTTGCCGATGC